GTGTATTTGGGTAATAGTGGAGATTTCCGAATGTGGCATGATGGTTCACATCATTACTTTAGAAATTATAGACATAGTCGGGGTAACATTTACTGGCAAGGTGAAAACACTTCTGGTTCTAACAGAGCATTATTGTATATGTACAATGATAGTACTAGAAACCATTTGAGATTCTATGAGTATGGTTCTGAAAGAATGAGAACTATTTCTTCTGGTGTTCAAATCTATGGTACATTAAGAGCAACGGGTGATGTTATCGCATACTCTTCGGATAGAAGATTAAAAGAAAACATTATTAACATTGATGGTGCTTTAGATAAGATTTCTAAAATCAATGGTGTATTCTTTGATTGGAAGGATATGATTGATGATTTAGGATTTGAACCATCTCGTAAGAAAAACGATATTGGGGTTATTGCACAAGAAATTGAAGCAATCATTCCACAAGCGGTTGAAAAAGCACCATTTGATACCGAACATTGTACTGAAACTGGTGAAAGGTATTCTAAGAGTGGTGAAGATTATTTGACGGTTAAATACGAAAAAATAGTTCCACTACTTATAGAAGGTATCAAAGAATTAAAATCTGAAAACGATTCATTAAAAGATGAATTAGCAGAAATGAAAGCTATGATGAAGAAATTATTAGGTGAATAATAATTATTTTATATTTATATATAATTAAGTAAAAAGGTAAAAACAAATGGGATTATTAATTAACACACAAATCGGTACTGATAGAGGAATTACTGATGAGGGGTATATAAGAATTGAAAGTTTTGAAATGGACAGACGCAAAGGAGATATGATTGTCCGAACAAAACTATTCTTATCAGAAACCGCAGCATTGGATTCTGCCACTCCTAAATATGATAAATTAGGGGCTGGTATGAACGAAGGTGATTTTGCAAAAAATATCAACATTCCTGAATATTATAGATTTCCAATGACTTCTTCTGCAATCTTTACTAGAAGTTTAGATATAAATGTAGAAGCAAGTGAATCTTATGAAGAGGAAGTTCCTTCATTAGATGGAAGTGGTTCTGAAATGGTAACAAAGTGGAGACATTTTATGACTATGTCTGCAGATATACAAGAGTATTCTGCTTCAGTTGTAGATTTTTCTCCAATTACAGGTAGTACAGTATACGAATTTGCATATCCACTTATAAAATATAAGTTAGAACAACATTTTGGTGAAGGTAGTATTATAGACCAATACTAATAAAATAAATTTACCTTTTGAAGTTTTTCGTTATATTTATATGTGTATTTGATATATAAGTCAAAAAATAATTTTATCGGAGAAAAAATAACATGGCAGAAAGAATTGTATCACCCGGCGTATTTACAAGAGAAAATGACCTTTCATTCTTGGCGCAAGGTATTGGAGAAATAGGAGCAGCGTTTGTAGGACCTTTCAAAAAAGGACCAGCGTTTATTCCTACGATTGTAAGAACACAATCAGAGTTTGAAGAAATATTTGGAACCCCAGATGGTACCTATTATACAGATTATGCAGTACAAAACTACCTAAGAGAGGCAGGAGTTGTAACTGTTGTAAGAGTAATGGGAACTGCTGGTTATGAACAAGCTACACCAATTGGTATCGCTGTTAGTGGTTCTGGAACCGAAGGAACAAAACTTATTACAACCATTCACTCAACTGAAGTTGGTGATGCAGAAGTAGGGTTTGGTCCTTTTACTATTACTGATGGAATCGCATCTGGTTCATTCACTGTAAGTGGTAGTGGAATTGGTGAGGTAGTATCATCTATATTCCCAGCCGATACAAATGATGTAAGTGATGTATTTGGTGAATCACCATTTGGTTCTAAAGATGGATATGTTTACACTTATTTTGAAAACGAAGCATCGGAATCAGTTGCTGACCACGATAACTCATTTGCATTAGATGTTAGTGCGGTGGCTCTTGCAACTCAAGACTTCACAACTGAAGCTCAGAACGCTTCTACTCCTTGGGTAAAATCACAATTAATCTCTAATGAGAGATACGACTTATTTAGATTTGTTACTTTAGGTCATGGTAACAACGAAAATACTAGATTCAAAGTTTCTATTTCAAATGTAAAAGCTGCTGGTGAAGATGGAGGAACTGATTACTCGGTATTCTCTGTAACCATCAGAGGATTTGATGATACTGATAAGAGAAAAGTAGTATTAGAAACTTTCAACAATGTAAACTTAGACCCAGCTTCACCTAACTTTATCGCAAGAAGAATTGGTGATTCTTACATTACAATTGATGCTAATGGTAAGATTACTGAAAATGGTGACTGGAGAAATAACTCAAAATATATTAGAGTAGAAGTTAAAGCACAAGGTTTATATCCTGTATCTGCTGCACCATTTGGACACGGAGCATATACAAACTCAATTTATGTGGGTGGTGATGAAACTATTGTACCTGCTGTAACTTATACTACTGATTCTTCTGGAAACACCGCCGGTTCTCCAATCTATTATTCTGGATTTGATTTTGAATCTGCTGGTGTTAAAACTGATAACTTAAATTATCTAAAACCAATTCCAACAAACGCTGAAACTGGTTCAAACTTAGATTTCGGATTTGATGGTAATGTAAGTGGTGTTGGTTTAAGTTATGAAATGAGTGGTTCTAATTCATCTGATATGGTGAAGAGACAATTCTCATTAGCATTCCAAGAAGGATTTGATGGTGTATCACCTGCCGTATCTAAGAAATTAGGAGCTGAAATCACTGCTGGAAATACGCAAGGATTTGATTGTTCATCTACATCAGCTGGTGGATATGTAGCATACGCTAAAGCATTAAACGCAGTATCTAACCCTGATGAGTGGGATATCAATATGTTGGTAACACCAGGTATTGTAAGACAATTACACCCAGCGGTTGTAACTAAAGCAATTGATGTTGTTGAAGCTAGAGCAGATGCATTCTATATCTCTGATTTCTCTAAAGCAGATGCAACGATTTCTGATGTAACACTACAATCTACTTCAGTAGATTCAAATTACGCAGCAACTTACTATCCTTGGGTTAAAACAATTGATACTACAACAAATAAATTAATCTCAGTTCCACCTTCAGTATTACTACCTGCTGTGTACGCATCAAATGACGCTATTGCAGCTGAATGGTTCGCACCTGCTGGTTTGAATAGAGGTGGTATTGTAGGAGCAGTTTCAGTTCTTAATAGATTGACTCACTCTGAAAGAGATACTTTATACGAAAACAAAGTAAACCCAATCGCAACATTCCCTGGACAAGGTATTGTGGCATTCGGGCAGAAAACATTGCAAGATAAGGCATCTGCTTTAGATAGAATCAATGTAAGAAGATTACTAATCACTGTGAAGAAGTTCATCGCATCTACTTCTCGATACTTAGTGTTTGAGCAAAATACCGCAACAACTAGAGGTAGATTTATCAACACTGTACAACCTTATTTAGAGGGTATCCAACAAAGACAAGGATTGTACGCATTCAAAGTAGTTATGGATGAAACTAACAACACACCTGATGTAGTTGATAGAAATATACTTGCTGGACAGATTTTCCTACAACCGGCTAAGACCGCTGAATTCATTGTAATTGATTTCAACATCTTACCAACGGGAGCATCGTTCTCAGCATAAAACAAAAAAATGAATAACTAATATTTATTAGTATATAAAGGAGAAATAACAAAATGGCAGAAGTATTAGAATTTAACGAAATGTTCTTCACTCAGTTTGAGCCGAAGATGAAGAACCGCTACATTATGGAGATTGATGGTATTCAATCATACTTAATTAAAACAGCGGCAAGACCTTCAATCAACTTTGAAACTGTGAAGTTAGACCATATCAACACTTACAGAAAACTACAAGGTAAAGGTGAGTGGCAAGATATTACAATCACATTATATGACCCAATCGTTCCTTCAGGCGCTCAGCAAGTGATGGAATGGGTAAGATTAGGATATGAATCTTTAACTGGTAGAAAGGGGTACGCTGATTTCTACAAAAAAGATATTGATTTCTATATGTTAGGTCCTGTTGGTGATAAAATTGAACAATGGAAACTAAAAGGAGCATTTATTCAATCAGCAAACTTTAATGATTTAGACTTCTCCTCTAATGACCCTGCTGATATTGAATTAGTATTATCATACGATTACGCTATTTTGGAATTCTAAAATATAATCCACTACTATATTTCACTTTGAGAGAGGTTCTTTTCGTAAGAATCTCTCTTTTTTTTTCAACTTTTTTCTTTCTATATACTTATATATACAAACAAAATTATAATGTTATGAGTGAAAATAAATTTGATTTTCCAACTGAGGTAATTGATTTACCTTCAAAAGGTCTAACATACCCTGAAGGGCATCCTTTGAGAAAGGGAAGTATTGAAATTAAATATATGACTGCAAGAGAAGAAGATATTCTTGCATCTCAATCTTTGATTAAAAAGGGTATCGTATTGGATAAGTTATTTGAATCAGTAGTAGTGGAACCTGGTTTGAGTATTGATGATGTTTTTATTGGTGATAAAAACGCAATTTTATTGGCAACCAGAGTAATGGGTTATGGTGCAGATTATGAAGTTGAAATAACTGACCCCTTCTCATTAGAAACACAAAAAACCATCATTGATTTATCAAAAGTAAAAACAAAAGATTTTGATGAATCTTTATTAAATGGTGATAACCTTTATAAATTTAAGTTACCTAAATCAGGTAAAGAACTTGAATTTAAACTCCTTACACATGGTGATGAATTAGAAATTACAAAAGAAAATCAAGCATTGGCTAGATTATATAAAGGTAAAGGAGAAAAATCATTTGATGTAACTACTCGTTTGAAGTATATGATTCAATCAGTAGATGGTAATGATGATAGGGGGTATATTACTAAGTGGGTACAAAATGAATTCTTAGCATTAGATACCAAAGC